TGAGCCAACCCATAGAAGGGCCGGCGGGCCTGCTTCTCTTTGAGAAGCTCTCGATTGAGATTGTGGGCGAGGTCGTCCCAGGTGAGCGCCCTCGCCGCGACCAGCTCCTCGTGAAGAACGCCGATGGCTCGGTCTACGCTGGACAGCTCCTCTCTCCGTCGGCGGTGAGCACGGGCGAGAAGTGCGAGAGGAGCTTCGGCTTCACCTACGTCGACAAGCTGCCCCGCAAGTCGACGAAGGCGCAGGAGGTCGGCACGGCGACGCACAAGGAGCTGGAAGACTGGCTCAAGGACGTCATCCCGCCGCGCACGCCCCTGCTGACGAACTCGGGCGCCCTCGGCCACTTCCCAGCGCCGAAGACGCCGGGGCTCGAGGTCGAGACGATCTTCGCCTTCCGCGCCACCCTGCTTCGCATCCCCGAGGCCCTCGACGTGCCTGGCGCACGAGAAGCCCTGCAACGCGCAGAGGACGTGTCGGCGGTCTTCTACGGCTACAAGGACGCGCAGGTGATCCTTCCCGGCTCGGCGTTCGTCTACGACTTGAAGACGACGTCGTCGCTGGCGTGGAAGAAGACCCCCGAGGAGCTCCACGCCGACACGCAGGGCGTTGTCTACGCCGTCGATGCGCTCTTGTCGGCACGAGCGCCGAAGACGACCCTGCGCTGGGTCTACACGCAGACGAAGAACGCGCCGGCGGCGGCAGTCACCGACGTGGTGATGGACTGGGCCCATGTCGAGGCCCTCCTCGCCAACCGCGTCGCTCGTGCGTGGCGTCTCGGCCTCCTGAAGGAGCAGATGCCGAAGGGGTCAGCGAAGACCCTCCCACCCAACCCCCGCGCCTGCGGGGACTACGGAGGGTGCCAGTTCATGCCCCTCTGTGACGACCTCACGGCAGCGACGGGGTTTTTGTCGCTGTCGAGACAAAGCCGACTTCAAGAAAGTCGGGAAGCGCGACCTGCAACAGCAACAAGGAGTACAGCTATGGTGTCCATCCTCGCGAAGATGAAGTCCGACCTCTCCAAGCGTGGCGACGTCGCCACCGTCGACGAGGCCCTCAAGGCCCCGCCCGTGCCCGTCTCGTCGACCGTCACGACGGCCCCCGCCGCGTCGTCGCCCGCACCCGTCGCGCCGTCGGCGCCCGCGCCCACGCCGACGAACGACCGAGCGAGCCCGACGGCGCTCCGGGGCATGCTCGCGAAGCTGAAGGGTGAGGTCACGGTCCCCGCAGCCTCCACGCCCCCGGCGCTCCCCGTCGGCGTGAATCCGCCCGATGCTCGCCCGCCGGGTGTCGTCGACGCCCCCGCGCCGGCCCCCGCGCCGGCCCCGACGGCGCCCCAGGCCGAGAAGCGCAAGCCGGGGCGCCCGAAGAAGGTGGAGGCGGCGCCGACCGCGCCGACCGCTGAAGCGAACCCACCCGTTTCCGCGCCAGCTCCCGCCACGGCGCCCGCCACGGCGCCCGCCACGGCGCCCCTGCCTCGCGACTGGGCCGAAGACGGCCTGCCTGAGTCGCTTCGTGCGCCTATGGGATTCACCCTGCTGCTCGACGTGGCCCCGGTGAAGGGCATGGCTTTCAGCAACATCGAGGACGTGCTGTCGGCGGCGCGTGTGACTGTTGAGCTTGAAGCTGGATGCAGCTACCGGCTGATCGACTACGGCAAGGGCCCCGCGTTCCTCGCCGAGCAGCTCGAGGAAAACTTCAAGATCGAGCCGCCCTGCGGCGCGTTCTTCGCGTCGTCCTACGGGCTCGACAAGGAAGTGCTCGACGTGCTCGTGCGCCACGCCACCGTCGTCTTCCGCGCCACCCGGTGAACCCATGTCGTCGTCGAAGAAGCCGAGACAACGACCCGTCAAGGTCTTCGAGCGTGTGAGCCCAAGAGGGCACGTCACGCTCGCGACGTCGCAGGACGAGAGGGTGGCCTACCCCCTCCGGTCCAGTGACCTCTGGCTCGTGGTCGACGACGAAGGCGAGGGTTGCGTCAAGAACAGGGAACAAGCCGAGCGATTCGTCGCCGGCGCCCTGGGCTCGACCTCCTCGCTGCGTAACGCGCTGCCCGTGCCCTATCGCATCGTCACCGAGGCCGAGGTTCGCCAGAAAGAAGCGGCGAAGCGAAGGGCGCAGGCGCGAGAGGACGCGCGGGCGCTTTTCATCGAGGTCTTTGGGGAGGGGGAAGCGTGACCCGCGAAGTCACTGCCAACGAAGACGAAGGCCCGCGCCAAGAGTGGGCGACGCCGCGCCTCATCGCCGATGTGCTCGTGGCCGAGTTCCAGCTCGACCTCGACGTCTGCGCGCTGCCGCACAACGCAGTGATCCCCCGCTTCATTGTCGCGCCTGATGCGCCCGACGCGGCGAAGGCGCTCGCCGTCGGCGTCGACGGCCTGCGCTTGAGCTGGGCGGCGCTGTCGCCGACGAGGCGCGTCTGGTGCAACAACCCCTACACCTGCAGCGACTTGTGGGTCGAGAAGGCCCTCGACGAAATGCTTCAGGGCGTCTTTACGCTCATGCTCGTGCCAGCGAACACCGAGACGCGCTGGTTCCACCGGCTCGCTCGTTACTGCGCCATCGACTTCTTCCAAGCGCGGTTGAAGTTTGAGCCCGCGCCCGAGCTGGCTGCGTGGTACGCGGCGAGGGGCAAAAAGCTCTCAGGCCCCGGCTTTCCTTCCATGCTCGCACGAGTCGACCCGTCCGCGACGGTCGACGACGTGGGCCGCTTTCGTCGTCGGTGCGGAAAGACCGGCGCGCTCTTGGAGGACTAGGTGAGTCAAGTCGCAGCCTTCATGGCGAAGCTGAAGCCCGCCGCCGCGCCGGGGGCGAAGCGCGTCGTCCGTCGCACCGAGGACTTCCGACGCATCGAGGTGATCCCTCGTCGTTCGAGCTTCGTCGACTTGTCGACGCCGATGACGGCATGGCTGAAGACGCCGACGGGCACCATGAGCCTGCGGCGCGAGCAGGCGTGGGGCCTCGCCGAAGCCTTCGAGGCCGGCGGGCTCTTTGGCCCCGTGGGCGTGGGCGTGGGCAAGAGCCTTTTGACTTTGCTCGCGCCCACCGTCATGGAGTCGCAGCGCCCCTTGCTCATCATCCCGGCGGCGACGAGAGACGAAAAGACGATCAAGAAAGACCTCCCCGACCTGGCGAAGCACTGGCGCCTGCACCCGAAGTTCATCAGCGCCATGTTCGACGTCGAGGCTCGAAAGGACTGCATCCTCTCCTATGAGGAGCTGTCCCGCGAGAGCCAGGCTGAAGCGTTCCAGCGCATCCAGCCCGACCTCATCATCCTCGACGAGTGCCACCGGGTGAAGAACAAGAAGAGCGCGGTCTGGCGGCGCATTGAGCGGTACTTCAACGAGTACCCCGAGACGAAGATGATTGCCGTGAGCGGCACCATCACGACGAAGAGCCTGCGCGACTACGCGCACATCGCGAAGCTGTGCTTGAAGGACTCAAGCCCGCTCCCGCATCGCTGGTCGGACCTCGAGGACTGGGCCGACGCGCTCGACGAGGGCATCGACGAAGAGCAGCGCCCACAACCCGGAGCGTTGGAGCTTTTTTGCACGCCAGACGAGAGCCCACGTCAGGGGTTTCGCCGGCGGCTGCTTGAGACGCGGGGCGTGGTCGCCACCGAGAGCCCCTCGGCGCAGGCGTCGATCCTCATCAGCGAGCTGCCCGTCAAGCCCCCGAAGGTCGTCGAGGACGCCTTCGCGAAGATGCGCGCTGAGTGGCTCACGCCAGGCGGCGACGTGATCATGACCGCATTGGAGCTGGCGGCGCACCTCATGGAGCTCGCCTGTGGCTTCTACTATCGCTGGGTCTGGCCCAACGACGTGGTCGATCAGGAGTGGCTCGACGCCCGTAAGGCGTGGCGCAAGTACGTCCGCGAGACGATCAAGGCATCAGGCACCGCCCGCGTCGAGCATCAGGTCTTCGACACCGAGCAGCAGGTAGCGTCCGCGTGTGCTCAGGGACGACTGCGTCCACCGCTCGACGAGTACAACGTCTGGCGCGGCATCCGGGGACGGACGAAGCCCGAGACGGAGCCGGTCTGGATCAGCGACTACCTCGTGGACGCCGCCGTCGCGTGGTTGAAGAAGCCCCACGAGGTCGGGCAGGCAGGGCTCGTCTGGACCGAGCATCGCGCCCTGCTTGAGCGCCTGCGCCCTCGCGTTGAGGCCCTCGGCCTGCACGCCTACGGTGCTGGCCAGCACGACGTGATCTACGAGACGAAGAGCTGCGTCGTCAGCATCGACGCCCACGGTGAGGGAAAGAACCTGCAGACGCATCACAGCAGGAACCTGTACCTCTGCCCGCTACCCAACGCGAAGATCGCGGAGCAGTCCATCGGGCGCACGCATCGTCAGGGCCAGAAGGCCGACGAGGTCACGGCGGAGCTGGTGCTGCCCTCCATCGAGTTCTGGGCAGCCTTCGAGAAGGCCCGCCGGCAAGCGCACTACATCGAGGCCACAACCGGCCAGCAGCAGCGCCTCAACGTCGCCGACGTCACCGTCTTCGGCGAAGACGAGGTGATCAAGCGCGCAAAGACCGAAAACCCCCTCTGGGTCAAGGAAGTGAGCGTGGACGCGATCCTCGACGTGGAGGCACCCGCGACCGCCGTCGCGACCGCCGTCGCGACCGCCGCGCCACCTCTGCGAGCAAAGACTTGACACCCACCACCGACGTGGGTACAAGATCCATCACGCGCAACGTCCTGCAGGGTGCAGCGCAGAGCGCGTGTTGATGAGCCCGCTTCGGCGGGGATGAACAAGGAGATGAACATGGGTGCGTTTGGGAAGTTTCAGAAGGCCAAGGCTGCCAATGGTCCTCGCGTGCGTTTCGAGCTCGGCTCGTACCTCACGTCGATCAGCGGCGTGAAGTTCGACAAGACCCGCAAGGGTGACGAGCTCTTCGCCGTCACCTTCAAGATCGAAGAGTCCAGCTCGAACCTGCCGAGCATGCAGCCTGGCAGCTACGCCGACTGGGCCGCGCTCTCGTCGTGGGATTCCTACGAGGGCTTGGTCAAGGACTTCGTCTGCAAGCTCTACGGCGTGCCCGAGGCCGACTTGAACGCGCTGCCCGAGAGCGAGTTCGAGGAGCTGATGGAGAACCTGACCGGCGCCGCGCAGGCGTCGACGGGTCGCAAGATCCGCGTGGAGTGTGTCGGAGTGACGAACAAGGCCGGCGAAGACGCGCTCGCCATTCGGTTCATCACCGTGCCCGACAGCGAGCAGCCCGCCGACCAGGCGGCGTGACCTGGCGTCGTGCGGGGGCCGCGCTCGTCGTGGCCCCCGCACTTGCTTTTCATGCAGAGGTAACTCTGCAGGGGGTTCGTCATGCCCGACGACATCACCGTCCGCGAGGCCCTCAACAAGATCGTGGAGAACGTCGAGAAGGGCACGCACTGTCCGTGCTGCGGGCAGCTCGCGAAGGCGTACAAGCGGCGCCTGCGAGGAAACCACGCCCGCTTCCTCTTCGACGTCGCCCGCCTCACGAGTGACGAGAGCCCGTGGGTCCACTACAAGCAGTGCTTCTTCGCGGGTCGCGACTACAACTACCTTCGCCACTTCGGCCTTGCAGAGACGGTGGAGCGCGAGGGCCTGTGGAAGATCACGCCGCTCGGCGCCCAGTTCCTCATGGGTGACGCCGACGTGCCCGCATGGATTCTCGTTTTCAACAACGCGGTGGTCGGCACCTCGACGGAGAAGCTCACGGTGCGTGAGTGTCTTTCCGCTGGCGGCTTCGACTACGACGAGCTGATGAGCGGCTGACCCTTGACCACGTCCAACCCCTTCCTCTTCTGCATCGACCTCGAGACGTTCCTGATCGAGCCAGGCGGCGGCGCGCCCCCGCCTGTCGTCGCCGGCTGGACGGCCACCGACGGGCAGACCGTGGAGAGCGGCATCATTCACGTCGACCCCGCGCACGGTTTCGAGGGCGACTGGACGCCGACGAGCGCCTATCCGCCCCTCGAGGGCCTTTACCGCTGGGGCATTGAGCGGGTGCGGGAAGCCAAGCGCCGGGGGCTCGTGGCGCGCTTCGTCAACCAGAACATCGTCTTTGACCTGGGCGTCGTCTGCGCGGCCTACCCGGCGCTCTTGCCGCTCGTCTTTGAGGCATACGACGAGGGCCTGATCGAAGACACCATGATCCGCGAGCAGCTCATCGACATCGCCGCCGGCTCGCTCGGCTGGGTGCGTGGCGCGGTGTCGCCCCGAGGGACGAAGATCAAGCGGGCGTACACGCTGAAGGACATGGCGAAGCGGCGCTTGAACGTCGACATGGACAAGACGACGTGGCGCATGGGCTACGCCAGCCTCGTCGACGTGCCCCTCTCGCAGTGGCCCCAAGGCGCGAAGGACTACGCCATCGACGACACGGCGATCGCGCTTCAGGTCTACCTGAGCCAGCGCGACGAGCTGCTTGAGGACGGCATCGAAGACGTGCCCAACAGCATCGAGCAGGCCCGCGCACACTGGGCCCTGCACCTCATGTCGACCTGGGGCATCCGTACCGACGGCGCCCGCGTCGCCCGCTACAAGCACGAGCTGGAGACGCGCCTGCGGGTGCTCGAAGGTGCCCTGCAGCACGTCGGCTTCATCCGAGGCGACGGGATCAAGGGCAAGAAGTCAGGAACGAAGGACAAGAAGCTGATCGAGGCCACGATCCTCGAGCTGTACAACGCAGGGGAAGGCAGGGGATGGCCCGTCGGCCACGAGCTCGCACGCACCGAGAAGGGCGCTGTCTCCCTCACCGCGCAGTCGATGGACGACCTCCTCGAAGCCCTCGACCTGAACCTCGTGCCCGTGAAGGCGAAAGACGTCGGGGGAAAGAAGAAGGAGCCCGTCGACTTCGCCCTCGACCTCGCACGCACACTGCCGACCACTCCCGGCGACACGGTGACCGACCTCGACGGCCACCCCGTGTCGAAGAAGATCGCGGCCCTCGCCTTGCTCGCGTGGCACACCAGCACGCAGAAGTTCCTCGGGACGTACATTCCGCCGCTCGAGGCCGGCGCTCGCTACCCGATCAACTGCCGTTACAACGTGCTCGTCGAGTCGGGCCGCTCGAGCTGCACGTCTCCAAACCTCCAAAATCTGCCAAAAGAACGGGGAGTTAGAGAGTGCTACCGTGCTCGCCCCGGCATGGTGCTCTCGTCGGTGGACTACGAGGCCCTTGAGCTGCACACGCTCGCCCAGGCGTGCCTCACACTGCTTGGCAAGAGCAAGCTCGCCGAGGCGTTGAACGAGGGCGTCGACCCGCACCTCTTGCTCGCGACCCAGTTCCTGCTCGAAGGCATCAGCTACGACGAGGGAAAGAAGATCCGCAAGGACGAGAAACACCCGCGTTACAAGGAGGTCGTCCACGCCCGCAACATGGCGAAGATTGCCAACTTCGGCCTGCCAGGTGCGCTCTCACCCAAGACGCTCGTCACCTACGCGAAAAACGGGGGCATCATCATCGACCTCGACGCCGCGACCGACTTGAAGGCGAAGTGGTTCAAGGCGTGGCCTGAAATGAAGGAATACTTCAAGCGGATCTCGTCGATGCTCTACATCGACGATAACGGCGAAGAGGTCGGCACCGCCGAGCAGCTCTTCTCGGCGCGCATCCGAGGTGGTGCCCGCTACACGGCGCTCTGCAACACCCTCTTCCAAGGGCTCGCCGCCGACCTCGCCAAGGTCGCTTGCTACGAGCTGGCGAAGGCGTGCTACGTCCCCGGTCACAACCCGATCCTCTACGGGAGCCGCCCCATCGTCTTCGTCCACGACGAAACGATCGTGGAGCACCCCATCGAAACCGCTCACGAACGCGCCCTCGAACAAGCGCGCATCATGGTCGAGGCCGGGAAAGCCTTCTGCCCCGACGTGCCTCTGAAGGCCGAGCCCGCCCTCATGTTTCACTGGAGCAAAGACGCCGTCGCCGTCTACGACGAGAACAAGCGCCTCGTGCCGTGGATGCCACAGGAGCAAGCGTGAGCGCCCTCGTCAGCATCGACCCCGGCACCGAGGAGACGGGCATCGCCCTCTACCGCGACTCTTCCCTCGCCGACGTCGACGTCTTGCGCGTGAAGCGGAGCGTGGGCAACAAGGAGCCGCGAGCCAGCGTCATGGGTCGACTCACCGTCGAACGCCTGAAGACGTGGGGCCCTTCACGCATCGTGCTGGAGTACCCCCAGGTCTACAAGCACGGCCCCGGCTCTGAGGTCGACCCCGACGACATCCTCGCCCTCGTGCTCGTGCTCGGGCATGTCTGGGGCACGTTCCACGCCATCGACGGCTACAAGGTGGAGCTGGTGCGCCCCTCGACGTGGAAGGGGCAGGTGCCGAAGCGCATCATGAACAACCGCATCGTCGGCACCCTGACAACCGCCGAGCAGCAGCTCGTCCACGACAAGGTGCGAAGCAATCACAACGCCCTGGATGCCGTGGGCATCGGGCTCTGGGCGCTTCGGCGCCCGTGGGGTCAGCCATGAAGGGATACAGCTATGAGATCAAAGCGCCGGCTGAAGACTGGACAGCCCTGCCGTGTCCGAGCCCGCGTTGCCGACGACAGACGCCTTCGGTACCATCCGCCTGTGGTTTCTGCGCAAGCCTCTGCCAACCGGGCTGGTTCCATCGAGGACGTCGTCCAAGCGCTTCCGGCGTTGGCGCGGGCGCGTCTGCAGTGGTTGCCTGATACCGTGCGGCAGCTGGTCATGCCGCTGCGTGACGCCGACGCTGAACGGCTCCACCGCGCCATCGACGACATCTCGCTCGACGCTGCGCGCGCTCTTTTTCGTGTGTCGAAGGACAGCGTTCTGTGGACCGATCCGGCCTTCCTTGCCGTGGCACGTGATCGCCTCGAGCACGGTGGCGAGCACGTTGAGGTCGCGGTTCGCCGACGTCTCGACCCGACGGACACATGGGCAGCAGATGACCTTCGTGAGGCCCTGAGCTGGATGCGCGCCGTTCTGGCCGCCTTCGTCTCGGCAACGTTGACGATGGGCCTGGCCGAGGCCGCAGCCTCGCAACCCGAGCCGACCGACGCCCAACTCAAGGCGGAGCTGCGTGGCCCCGGCGGGAGCCTCATTCGCGGTCTTTGTCTGACCATGGCGATGGGCGAGATGCTCATCGACCCGGCTCCCCTGCCGAGGTTCTTCGGCGAACTGTCCCGTATCGCTTTGACCGAGATGCAGGCGGCGGCGAACGCCCGTCGTGCGCAGGGGTTTCCTGTTCCCACTGCCATCCACGTCGCCGGCTTCAGCCCGCCGGAGTGGGAGCGGCGGCGAAGCCAGGTGAGCGGGCTTGTGCCGGCCAGGCTCTTCCCTGAGACGTTGCGGAAGAAGCTCATCGATGGTTTCGCTCCCCTCGAGATCTGGCTCTTTGGGAGCCGCGCCCGCGGTACCCACGGGCCTGAGAGCGACTGGGACCTCCTTGTCGTGCTTCCCGACGGAGATGCGTCTTCCGAAGACCCGGCAAAGCTGGCACCGCTGCGCACCGAGAAGGCCGACGTCGTCTTCATCGAGGCCTCTGACTTCGATGCCGCTCGCCGCAAGTTCGGGACGTTGTCTCACACGGCGGTCACCGAGGGGTACCGCGTTCATGAGCGACCACGCTGAAGTCGACCTCAAGGTCGTCAAGAGCTGGCTCGACGACGCCGACATCAGGCTTGTGGAGTTGTTGGGTTTGCGGAAGGTATGAAAAACCGCCTTGGTGCGATGATGATAATCTGAAAATAAAGTGGGCAGCAGCCTGCAACAAGACCCAGTGGAAGCCATGACGGTGCTTCGACAACGAAGCGACGGCGACTTCGACATCATCGAGGACGGCGTCGTCAAAGAAACGATGAGCGAGTACAAGAGGAGGACGACGATGGCGAGCACGACGACGACGACGGCGACGACGAAGGAAGTGGTGAAGGCGCGGGCTTTCGAGGCCGCGAAAGAGAATGTGGAGTTCTTCGAGGTGGTGAAGGGCTACGTCATCCAGTCGGACGACGAGTACGCCGACGCCGCTGAGATTCTCAAGATCGTGAAGCACAAGTTCAAGGTGCTCGACGAGGAGCGGACCATCAGCGTGAAGCCGCTGAACGACGAGGTGAAGGAGATCAATGCCTGGTTCAAGCCGGCGCTCGAGCGCCTGAAGGACTGCGAGGCCGAGCTCAAGCGCATCATGGGTGCCTACTCGCTCGCGAAGCAGCAGGAGCAGCAGCGCATCCTCGCTGAAGCCGCCAAGGCGGCGGAAGCCGCGCTCGTGACGTCCAGCGACCCGCAGCAGAGCGTCATGGCCCTCGTCCAGCAGGCGACCGAGGCGCAGGCCCCCCGCGTGGCCGGCGTGAGCGTGTCGCGGGTCTGGAAGTGGGAGCTGGTCGACCCGGCGCAGGTTCCGCTTGAGTTCTGGTCAATCGATCCCGCGAAGCTCGATGCGGCGGTGAAGGCCGGAACCCGTGAGATCCCCGGTGTGCGTGTGTACGAAGACGCCCGCGTCATCGCGAGGTCGTGAGGAAGCCATGAACCGAGAAGAGCTTGAGACGTTGTGGTGGGCAATCGTGTACGTCGGGGCTCTCGCGGGCCTCATCACGTTCCTGAGAACCCTCTTCGTTCCACCGAAGACCCCCGCAGGCGGTGACTACCGGAAGGCACCCTTCGAGGTCTGGCTGGAATACTCGCAGAGACGGGCGCAGGAAGACCTTCGCGCCGAGCTGGAGAAGTACCGGATCGACCGAGGACTGGCCCACCCGTCCCGCGAGCCGTCGGCGCCGACGCCATGAGTATCATCAAGCCGACCGGGCGCTTTCGCGGGCAGGAGATCATCGACGCGAACCGCAAGCACCTCGAGCCCGATGAGGTGCGCCGGCTGTTTGCGGTGTTGAAGGAGCCCCTCGTCGAGGACGGCCCCCAGCGTTTCTCGTTCGGCCCGTTCTGGCACGGCTACTTCGCGATTCAATACTACTTCGGCTGCCGCGTCTCTGAGGTCGCCCTCCTCTTGAAGGAGGACGTGAGCTTCAAGACCAATGAGATCCTGATCCGCCGCCTGAAGAAGCGCCAGTTCAAGAAGGCCAGCGACGGGGAAAAGAAGAAGGTCGGCGACGGCTTCACCGAGTCGGTCTACGGCATGACGCCCCAGCTCGCCGAGGCCGTGCAGGGCGTGCTCGACGCTCACAAGGCCCTGGGCGTGGACCCGAAGAACCCGTGGCTGTTCGGGTCGGCGAGCTCGAAGGCTCTGGGCCAGAGCAACGACAGGCTCATGCTCATCCGGCGCACCGAAGTGGACGGGCGCATCTTCCGCGCCATCGCACGAGACACCGCCGACACCCGCTTCCGCCAGGCGGCAACCTGCGCTCGCGTGCCGAAGCACCTTCGGCACACCCACACGCTGCGCCACACCCGCGCCACCCTCGCCCTCGCCGAGGGGGTGGCTGAAGAGGACGTGAAGTTCCTGCTCGGGCACTCGCGCATCGAAACGACCAGAGGCTACCTTGGAGTAGCCAAGTCCCTGCGCCTGCGCCTTCAGACCCGTGCTGAACAAGTGACTGGTCTGTTTGGCTAGCCAGCGCGGCGCGGGCACGCTACCCTCGCCCCCATGTCTACCCCGTCCCTCGGCCAGGTCGCGGCCCAGATCCTGAGCAACGCCTTCGAGGCGTGCGAAGTCGCGGGCTGTAAGCACAAGAGTCTTGGCATCGTGTGTGCTGAGTGCAGCCGCTTCGTCTGCCAGTCGCACTACTACCTCGCACCCACCACGCAGATGCCTCCCAAGGTCGTCTGCACGAGGTGCATCCTCGCTCGAGCTCACCGCGACACGGTGATCGAAGCTGACTACACCCGCACAAGCGCCGAGCCTCTGAAGGCGCGTGTCGTTTCAGGAGCCGCCCGATGAGCCACTACGTCCCCGCCGCTTCGCCCTACGCCTACCGGCTCCCGCCCGACACGTTCCTGTCGCGGCGCGATCCCAACTGGTACATCGGCGCCGCGTCGGGGCCAACGCCCGACGACGTCAGCCGCGAGCTGCTGGGCGCTCAGACGAGCGTTGCGCTGCACGAAATGGCGAAGAAGCTGGACGACATTCTCAAGGCGAGCTTCTCCAGCTCCAGCATGGTTGCTGGGGCTGCTGCTGCCTCCGTCCCCGGCGTTGGTCTTATTATCTTCCCGGCCTACGCCAATGCGGTGAGCGCGAGGAAGTTCTTGACCGACGCCAGAGACAAGCTGGTCAAGCCAGGGGGCGCTGCAGGACAGATTGGGAGCACTGTTGAGCTGGCGCTTGCAGTCATTCGAGACAAGTCCATCCCATATGACGAGGTGGCACGTCGCGTCCGTGAGTTTATTCAAGACACAGCAAAGGGCATCGACGACCAGATTCGGCTGAACCAAAAGTCGGCAGACATTTTCGGCAACACGCTGAAAGCGTTCGACGAAGCCGCAGGGCAGATCAAGAAAAAGCTGAAAGAAGCTGTCGTCCCCGAGGACAAGGACATTCCCGTTTGGGCGTGGGCCGCTGGCGGCCTCACCGCGATTCTCGCCATCGCCTACATCACAGGAAAGGTGAAGTGATGCGTCACTACGACACCGATACCGACCTCGTCGTCGGCGCAGGCGTGCAGGCCCCGTGGCCTGGTGCGCTCTACAACAAGCCCGTCATCATCCACTCGCACTCCAGCCACGGTGCGCTCCGTCGCAGCTACCTGCCCGAGAAGACCCTCGACGGCTTCTCTGGGCACTACTGCGGCGTCGGCTCCACCGACTCGTTCGGCATGCCGTTGCAAGGGCTCGATGAGAGCCAGAAGTCGGCGCTCTCGACTGTCGCGATGGTTGGTATCGCTGCCCTCGCCCTCTATCTCGTCTCGAGGTGATCGCGTGTACGTTCCTTCCCTCGGCGAAACCGCCAGCTCGCAGTCTCTTGGACTGAACGTCGACACCGCCGTCCAGACCATCGGCAAGCGTGTCTCTGACAGCGTCGTCTCCGAGGTCAACAAGGCGTCGGGGCGTTTGACGTCCGTCGTGTCGACCGCCGCCTCGCAGGGCGTCGAGCGCATGACCTCGGCAGCAGGCATCGGCCTCGACCGCTTCCTCGACTCGCCGGCGGGCACGGCGCTCTTCACGAAGATCGAGGACAAGGTCGACCGGGTCGCATCGAACGCGCTGAAGAAGCGTCAGGCCGAGCTGGCGGCGCTTGGCGTCGCGGGCCTCGCCTTCGTCATGGGGAGCGTCAGCGTAGGCAGTCGGATGAGCCGGAAGCAGACCATCATGGCGTTCGCTGTCGGAGCGGCGGCGCTCGGGCTGGTCGCTTCAGGAGCCCTTGCGCCCCCCGAGGCGCCGCCTGTACCCTCCCTGCCGCCACGACGCCTTTGATCGGCGAGAAAGAGCAGCACCTATGAATGACTACGAAGTCGACTACGAGCTCATTCGCGAAACCATTGTGAAGTTTGGCGAGCGCATGGAGGCGCTTGGCTTCCCGAAGATCCTCGAAGACATCGAGGGCTCGGGCAAGATCGGCAAGTGCGTGCGCGATCCTCGTGACACCGACCGAGTGCTCACCATCGTCAAGTACCTCAAGAGCGTGGCGCAAGACCTCATCGAGGAGGAGCGCGAGCTCATCCAGAAGGGGCAGATCGACCCGGCGATCCCGCAGGCGAAGGCCGCGCTCGAGGAGTGCTACCAGACCATGAAGCTCTGCGTCGTCGACACGCAGGGTCCAGGGCAGGCTGAAGCGCAGCGTCGCGCCCAGCTCGCCGCTGCCCAGAAGGTGCAGCCGACCATGCGCGTCGCCGCGCCCCAGCAGCGCCAGGCGCTTCCGGCACCTCGTGTGGCGGCGGCTCCTGTCCAGCTCACGCCGGCGCAGGTGGCCCAGCTCCGAGCCGCTCAGATGGCTCGCGCCAATGCCCTCGTTCCGTCTCAGGTGATCCCCGGCGCTCCCAGGGGGCGGTAGTGGACCCCGACACGCGCAGGAAGGCTTTCGCCGCCGCGCTGGGCCTCGCCGCGTTCTTTGCGGCGGGGCCTATCTCTCGGGGCCTCCGACGGAGGTTTCCTGAGAGCCCCTTCGCCGCTCAGGTCGTCATCGGGGGCTCGATCGCTGTGGCGTCCTACGCCTTCGCGAAGGCCCTCCTGCCGCAGAACCCTCGAGCCTCAGAAGCTGTGCTGGCGAGGTCGTGGGGCGTATTCGGAGGCGCCTACCAAGCGATGAAGAACGCGAACGAAGGATACGACTGAGAGGACGACCACCATGCGCCCCGGCTTCATCAACAGCTTCCAGCCTTCTCGCGACCCCGTCGTGCAGCCCATCCCGCTGCCGTCGGACTACTGGCACGTCAGCAACGCCAACTACTCGGCGTCGGCGTTCCTGCCGCAGCAGTCCTACCCGTTCACGGGTGTTGGCTCTTGGAACCTGAACACAAGCAATCTGCTCTACGCGGTTCCGTTTTTCGTCGGACGGGCGGGGCGAACGGTGACGGCGCTCGGCGCACGCTGGGTGTCGGCCCCGACCGTGGGCGCGATCTTGAAGATCGGCATCTACGACGTGCTCCCAGCGTCGGCGCACAACGTCTACCCGCAGAACCTCGTCGCCAGCGTGGAGTTCGCGTTGACCGGCTCGACGGGCGTTCAGACCGGCGCACTGGCGTCGTCCGTCAACCTGCCGAACGGCTTGTATTGGATCGCGTTCGCCCGCCGGTCGGGGTCTTCCGGCTCCATTCGCGCCATCAACAGCCTCGGCGCCAACCAGATGGCGGGACGCAACCCCCTCCAGTGGACCGGCGCGACGCTGAACTCCTACCTGCAAGTCGCGCTGCCTGACGCCTCGGCGCTCCCTGCGACGTTCGCTGCCAGCGCGACGATTCAATCCGGCAACCCGCCGCTTCTTGAGGTGCTGTGATGACGCAACCGTGGGACTACTGGCACGTCGCAGGCGGCGGCGGACTGACCGTCTACAACACGCGAGAACTGGTCGAGAGCGCGGGCATCATCGGCCCTGGAGGCGCTGTCAACTACGCGCTGCACATGCTTTCGGCGCGACCGTTCTTTGTGGGAGACGAAGGCGTCACGGTCGCAGCCGTCAGCGTCAATCTGGACTCGTCGACGACTCCCGGCACCTGTCGTTTTGGCATCTATGCCTGCCCGCCGCCCTCGGCGCACGACATGTACCCAGCGCAGCTTCTTGCGGACTTTGGCGAACTGACGCTCACGGGGTCGTTCCGTCCCTCGCTCGCCGTCACGCCGCTCACGCTCGACCCCGGCTTCTACTACCTCGCCACGATCTTCAGCAATGCGTCGCCAACCCTGCTCACAGCCGGGTACGGACAAGCACAACTCGGAGGCCCCGGCTTCCCGCTGGGCTACTCGCCTGCAAACGGCGTCGGGTTCATCGGATTCTCGGTGTATCGGCCTTACGGTGCGCTGCCGTCGACCTTCCCGGCGCTTGTGGCAGGCAGCTTTGGCTTCGTACCGGCGTCCGTTCCACCTTTCAGCAACAACATACAAATCTACGTCGAGTGCGAGGCTTCCGTCACGGGCACGTTCCAAGTGAACTGGGGTCGCGACGTCGCGCTGCCCACCAACAGCGCCACGGTGACAGCAGAAACAGCATCCTCTGTCACCATTCGATACGGCACGGACACGTCGCCAGCGACCTTTGCGGCGGCGCTGCAAACGCAGTCGGCGAACGTCAAGACGGCGATAAGCGTCGGTTCGCCTGCGAACTTTCCCAACAGCGGCCCTTGGACCATCAATCTCCAGAACGCCGGGCCTTTGCAGAACTCGGCAGGCAACGTCGCGCAGTATCTCCCCATCACGGCGATTGCCGTCCAGCTCTGAGAGGTCGCCGTGGTCCAGCCTTTCGACTACATACACAATCCCGGTTTGGTCGACCCGCGTACAGCAGCGCCGTACCTGACCCTGCAAAACTACGCAGCCCGCCCTGATAACACGTCTGGAAACCCGTCGTCGCTGATCAACACGCTGCTCGCGCAGCCGTTTTGGACCGGCGACGAGTCGCTGTCGATCACGGCGCTTGGAATCAACTGCCTGAGCACAGGCACGGCGACGTTGCGGATCGCGGTGTACGACGTGCCGTCGACACGCAACCTCTATCCCGGCAACCTGCTGCACGACTTCGGCGTCGTCGACTACACGGCGACGGGCGTTCGCTTGGCGTCGTTGAGTGTAACGCTGCCCGCCAACCAGATGTTCTGGATCGTGACGAACACGCCGGGAGGCACGGGGCAACACGCAAGCGTCGTGTCGTCGAACGAGATCACGCTACCGTCTGGTCCCTTGGGCACTGTCGTATCATCACCCACGTCCGTATCGAATCAAGCAGCCCTCGGCCTGTTCGTTGCCTCGACCTACGTCGCCCCGCCGACTCCGATGCCCGCGACGTTCCCCGCAGGAGCGGCCACGCGCAATAACCAGTTCGGCGTGTACCCGGCCATCGTCATCGTACCCGCTTGATAGGAGCCGGCATGGCAACCCGCAAACCCGTAGTCAACGTCAACGGCACGAACCAGCAGATCCCCAACGCCGACACGCTCGCCGTCGGCGCAGGCATCGACGCAGCCGCCGCAGGCGCGCTGGCGATCGGGGCATCGACGGCGACGTCGGTGGTGGTCACGCCGCCAACCACGATTCAAGGACTGACCGTAGGTCGCGGCGCAGGCTCGTTGTTGAGTAACACGGTGGTTGGCGCGGGCGCCCTCGCGTCGAACGGCACAGGCGTCGACAACACCGCCGTCGGTTCGTCGGCCCTGACGGCGAACACGACGGGGAGCAACAATACCGCGCTCGGATCGGGGGCGGGGGCGAGCATCGACAGCGGCATCAACAACGTCGCTGTAGGTGCCGGTGCTTTGAGCAGCGGCGTAAGCGTGAGCAGCGTGGTCGCTATCGGAGTCTCCGCCCTAAACAACAACCAAGCCGATGAGGTCGTTGCCGTTGGAGCACTGGCAGGGGCCAAGAACGAAACGGGCGTCAGGCTGACGGCAATCGGAAAGGAGGCGGCGTTTCGGAACCAAGCCGCAAACGACGTGACGGCGGTAGGTTTTGAGGCGCTGCTGAACAACTCAGCCAATAGTAACACCGCCGTCGGGTCGCGAGCCCTGTTGACGGTGACAGCGGGCGATTCGTGTACGGCAGTAGGGCATGAAGCCCTGCGTGGCGCTTCCACGGACGTACCTGCCGGGTCTACGGCAGTCGGCGCGAGCGCCCTCGGTGCGATCACGACAGGCCAGCGCAACACCGCGATGGGTTTCTTTGCGGGAGGACTGTTGTCCTCCAACGCGAACAACTCGTACTTCGGCTATCTCGCGGGCCAGAAAATCACAGGCGGCAGCAACACAGGCATCGGACAGGCCGCACTTGGTAGCGGCACGGGCGGTACGGGCGAGAGCAACACCGCCGTCGGTTCGTCGGCCCTCGGGACGTTGCAGACCGGGGTCGAGAACGTCGCCGTCGGTCGCGAAGCTGGTTTTGCCTTGACGTCGGGAGGGCAGAACGTCGCCGTCGGCGCGTATGCGCTATCGGCGGCAACGACCAACGGCTCCAATGTCGCCGTCGGCTTCAACTCGTTGCTGTTGGACACCCTCGGCACCAACTCGGTCGCCGTCGGCTTTCGCGCCCTCGATGCCCAGAACCCTGGCGCAGCAGGCGCGATGAACAACGTCGCCGTGGGCAGCAACGCGGGCGGGGCGGTCACGACCGGCACGAACAACACGCTGGTCGGAGCAAACGCAGGCGGCCTCATCACGACGGGCGCCAACAACGTCATCATCGGAAACAACGCGGACGTTGTATTCAACAGCGGAAACAACAACATCGTCATCGGCCACAACGCCGCTGTGGCTACGGGGGTGTTGAGCAACAACGTCTCCATCGGCAACAGTTCGACCGAGACTCTGCGCTTTGGCGTCGCCGCGACGAACCTGCCGAACCCCGGTCTTTCTGCTTCAAGTCTGAACGGCCCGTCTACGACGCTGAACATCGGGCACCTCGCAAACTCTGGGTCCGCACCGTTCACGGCGTTCTCGATTGCTGGGGCGCTTGTGGGCGGCATCCGACAGGCTTCCGGCGGCGGTACGCCGCTCGTCTACGCGACGACGTCGGACTACCGCATCAAGACCGACGTCCAGCCCATCGAAGCGCCGCTGGACCGGCTGGCCGCGCTCAAGCCGTGCAGGTTCCACTTCTCGACGAACCCCGCTGGCTCGCCGCTCGTCGAGGGCTTCATCGCCCATGAGGTGCAGGCGGTCGTGCCCCAGGCGGTCGTCGGTACGAAGGACGAGGTCGACGCCGACGGAAACCCCGTACATCAGGGGCTCGATCAGGCCCACCTTGTTCCCCTCCTGACAGCGGCGTGTCAGGCTCTCGTCGCCCGCGCCGAAGCAGCAGAAGCCCGCCTCGCGGCTTTGGAAGCCGCTATCATCGCCCTGCAAGCTCAGTGAGGTAGACCGTGCAAAAGCTCACCGCCGAAGTCATCAAGCAACTCAACAACCTGGGAGGCGGCTTCCCGCCAGCTCCCACCGGCCCGAACAACGAGCCTCAGAACGACGAGCAGTGGATTCTCGGCGACTGGCTCGAGGAGATCAGGGTTCGCCCTGGCGTCAGCGCGCTCGTCGACCTCCCGGTCCTCGACAACGAACTCGGCGACGTCCGCTTCGTCGTTGCCCTCGGCGCTTGGTACTGGTGGGACGGTGCTGCGTGGGTGCCCGTAGCTGGAGGCGGTGGGGGTGTCACCACCGTCACGGCGAGCTCGCCGCTGGCCTCAAGCGGTGGCGCGAACCCGGACATCAGCTTCCCGAGCTGGCCGGCGAACGCGCTAGGGGCGCTGACGAACGATGGCGCGGGCGTCTTGTCGTGGGTTCCTGCAGGCAGCGGGTCTGCCTTGGACGTGCCCTCGGTCGCGACCGAGGTGCTGGTCGCCGGCGAAGCCGTTCGCTTCGTGACGGGCGGCGTACAGAAGGCCGACGCCAACGCGCCCACCCAGCTCGAGCCCGTGGGTTTTGCTGTGGCGGGCGCAGGCATCGGAGCTCCTGTTTCGGTGCGTGTCGCCGGCGTGGTCGATGTGGCGGCAGCTCTGTTTGACGCGGCGCCGATCGCAGCCGACGTGGGCAAGCGGGTTTGGTTGTCAACGACCGCTGGGAGTGTCACACTGACTGCGCCCTCGGCTGTAGGAGACGTGGTGCAACGTGTCGGAATCCTTGCGACCCTGTCGGGCGGCGGGGGCGGGACACCTCAGATTCTTGTGCAGATCGGCGATCCCGTCCTGCTCACCTGACGACAAGGGAAGTATCCAACATGGCGCAGTTCAAATATCTCGGCGAGCCTCCGCGTAGCTTCGTGGCGTCCTACGGACCCACGACCGTGATCGCGGTCCCGCAGAAGAATGGGGCAAAGACCGTGCTCGACAACCCCGCCGGGTGGCCTGTCGGCGAGGTGCTGCCCTACGACTTTGAGGACCAGATCAGCCTCATGTTCCTCCGCGCTGACCCGCGCTTCGAGGAAGTGACGGGCTGATATGCGGACACGCGCACCGTCGGCCTCGGCAACAAGGTTGACGCCAACGTCAACGCCACCGCATTCACGCTAGTGATTCTCTGAAAGGACAAAGACATGGCATCCCAGAAGCCTCTCATTATCTCGGGCGGATCGACGCAGCGGATTCCCGACGCCGACACGCTGGTCGTTGGCGTTGGCATCGACGCAGCAGCCCCAGGCGTGCTCACCATCGGCGGCACAACCGCCACCAGCATCACGCTTGGTTCAGCGACCATCCCCGTGTCGATCCCCGGTGACGTCGTCACCGTTGGCGGCACGACGTTCACGACCGACGCGACGTTTGAGGGCAACGTCACCTTCGGCGCGGGTGCTGCCGACACGGTGACGTTCGCCGCGTTGACGACGGTGACGAGCGACATCAACTTCGGTGGCGCTCCCGGCACCTACAAGATCACGAACCTCGCCAACGGCACGAACCCCAACGACGCCGTCAACTTCTCGCAGCTTTCGGCGCTCGTCACGGGCGTCTCGGCGGTCAGCGCAACGGCTCCCCTGCTCTCGTCAGGTGGTGCTACCCCCGACATCAGCATCGACACCGCTGGCGCCAGCAACGGCGACGTTCTCACTTACAACGGTGCGGCGTGGGCGGCGGCGGCGCCTGCGGCGGCGGCGCTGACGGTCGGCTCGACGGTCATCGCTTCTGGCGCTGTGAACCGGGTGCTCTTTGAGGGCGCGGGCAACGTCCTGCAAGAGAGCGCCAACCTGACGTGGGACGGCTCGGCCTTCACGGTCAACGGCGTCGTCTCAGTCGGCGAGGGCAGCGCACCGTCGGCGACGGCAGCCTTCGGCAAGCTGTGGGCGAACAGCGCCGCCGACGCACGTCCGTATTGGGTCGACGACACCGGCCAGAGCTTCAACCTGACCCTCGACCGCTTCAACACGTTGACCCCGGCTGCGTCGGTCGCCATTGACACGTCGCCCGCGCTGCCGGTCTTCAACAGCTTGGCGCTCAACCAGAACACGACCTTCACGACGTCGAACCTCGGCAACGGGCGCTCGGCTTCGGTGCGGGTCATCGGCGACGCCTCGACGCGGACGCTGACGTTCCCCGGCGGCTGGACGTGGCTCGGCTCTGGCGTTCCGCCGACCAGCCTTGCCGCGAATGACGTCGGCTACCTCTCGATCACCGCCTACGGCGCGACCGACGCGGACGTCGTCGCTGCGTGGTCCTACGAGAACCAGCCCGTCCCTGTCACGGGCACGGGCGTCAACGATCAGATCGCGGTCTGGTCGGGCACGAACACTCAGGACGGCTCGTCCAGCCTGACGTTTGACGGCACGACCCTCGGCGTCACGGGGGGCATCACGCAGTCGGGTGGTGCGGTCAGCCTCACGGCGAACGCGGCCTCGTCGTTCACGACGTCGGCTGGCGCCCTGACGCTCACGTCGGCGGCTGCGGCGACGTGGTCGAGCACGGCGGGCGACCTCGCCATCACAGGCGGTGCTGCGCTCCAGTTCACGGCGGCGGCGGGTAACGAGGTCGTCGTCAACGACGGCAGCGCCGACGTCGACTTCCGCGTCGAGAGCAACGCCCAGACCCATGCGTTGTTCGTCGACGCCGGTAACGACCGCGTGGGCGTGTTTGCCTCGACGCTGACGCACACGTTCAACGTCGGCGACGGCACGAACAGCAACTTCTCCGTCGCCAGCGGTGGACGCATCCACACCTACGACGGGTCTGCGCCGACGGACGGCCAAGTCCTGATCGGCAACACGGCGCTCGGCAACTTCGCCAAGGCCACGCTGACGGCGGGCACAGGCATCGCCATCACAAATGGATCTGGATCGATCACGATCACCGCGACTACGGACTACTCCGTCGTTACTCTCACCACGGCGCAGCCAGCGAACACCGCCGTCACCGTGGGTGGTGCGGCGGCGATTGCGACGGCGGCGTCGACCTCGCGTGTGGCAGGTATCGTCACGGCGACCAACACGGTGAAGGTGCTTGGCATCTGCACCTGCGATGTCGAAGGCGCGCTGTCGATCGCTGCGGGCGACGTCGTGTACCTGTCGGCGACTGAGGCCGGCGCGGTGACGAACGTCGCGCCGTCGACGGCGACCCAAGTCGTCGCGGAGTTGGGCATCGCGACGGCGGCGTCGGGCGGTGGCACGGTCGCGGTGCTCTGGCAGCCGAAGTCCATCGTCGTCCTCTGAGCAGGGCGACCGCGACGCTCCTGCGCCGTTTGACGGCGCAGGAGCGGCGTTTGTGTTATTGTGTTATAAAGGAACCCCAATGCAATCTTCGGTCTACATCGCCAACGGCACGCTCAGAACGGTTAGCGTCTCGACGGGGTTGGCGACGATCGACTTCGGTGCGTTCCCCGGCAAAAGCGACGTCTCGCTTGCTGTCACAGGGCAAACGGGCATCGACGCTTTGACGTCAATCGTGCAGGCTTGGATCGTGCCAGCCACGACGATCGACCACAGCGTCGACGAGCACATTCTCGAAACGATCCGCGTCTTCGCCCACACCGTCGTCACAGGTACAGGCTTCACGATCACCGCGCGCAACGACTCGGAGATTTTTGAGCCGTTTCCGTCGAGCATGGTCCAAGACTTCCGCTCTAACATCACAGGGGGCGCGCGCGGCGGTGGCAACAAAGTGGGCTACGGCGGCGGGCGCGGCACACGCATCTACGGCAAGTGGCAAGTGGGCTGGCGTTGGAGCAACGTATGAGCATGGTTATTTTCTCGTCGGAAGACCGCGAAGCGGCCTATGCCTACCTCGAAACGGCGCGCGGCAGCCACCCCCTTGCAGAGTGTCGTAAAGATGGCGACAGCTTCGTCATCTATGATACGCCAGCAGACTACTTCAACAAGACGGTGTTGGACGATATCGTAGAGCGCGTGGCCCTGCGTGTCCTCGAAAAACTCAACGGAGGCTGACTCATGGCAATCCAGATTCAAGGCAACAGCGGCACGGTGGCAGAGGTCGATGGCACGCAGTTCCGCGCGCAGCGGTACGCTCGGCGACCCATCGACTACAACGCGCTGGGCATCTACTCGATCTCAGGTCAGACGGGCATCCTGGCAGCGGGCTTGGCCGCGAACAGCGAGGTTTTCCAGTTTCGGTGGACCGACCCGACGCGCCTTTGTGCGATCTACCGCGTCGACTGCAACGGCGCGGGTAGCATCACAGCGTTCAGCGCAGGCTTTGTGCAGATGAGCCTCACGGTCGCACGGTCGTGGACCGTCGCAGGCGCAGGAGGCTCCGTGCTGACGACAACGGGTAACAACCAGAAGCTCCGCTCGTCGATGGGCACGTCCCTCGTCAGTGAGATTCGTGTCGCCACGACAGCGGCGCTCACGGCGGGTACAAAGACGCTGGACGCGCAGCCTCTTGGGTCGGCGACAGGCAGCATTACGACGACGGCTGGTGAAACGCTGCTCCAGCAACAGCACCTGTTCGGTGCGCCAGAAATGTCAGACAACATGCCCATCATCCTCTCGCAGAACGAGGGCATCGTAATCCGCGCCACCGTCCCGGCGGGAGGAACGTGGGTCACGTCCTTCGACGTCACTTGGGCCGAGCTGGATTCTTACTGATTGTGACGAGGTCGCCTCATGACCATCGCCGCTCTTCTGTCGTTCATCGCCGCAGGCGAGGGCGGCTACAACTCGATGAACCAGGGCACGCAGGGCGGGCGCATCGTTGGCAGCACGCACAACGCGGCGTCCGTCCTCGGCAAAAACCTCACCGACATGAGCATCGGCGAGGTCATGGGGCACCAAAACTCCAGCCCGCGCCGGCTGTTCGCGGCGGGGCGGTATCAGATCATCCCCGACACGCTCAAGGGCATCTTGCCGTCGAGCGGCCTGACGGCGCGTGACCCCTTCAGCCCGCAGAACCAAGACCGCTTGGGCCTCGCGCTCATTCAGCGCCGGAAGCCGGCGTGGGACTACCTCACCGGCAAGAGCACCAACCGCGACGCGGCGCTCCTGTCGCTCGCGCAGGAGTGGGCGAGCCTGCCCGACCCCCGCACGGGAAACTCGTTCTACGGCAGTGGCAACCGCGCCCAGCACACCGTCGCCCAAGTCGCTGCCGCCTTGGATGCAGCGCGAACGTCCCTGAGCGCACCGGCCCAGCCCCCGACTCCAGGTGCGAAGACCTCGAGCTCGGGCTCGACGTCGTCGACCTCCCCCTCGGAAAAGGGGTCGGCGTCCCTGTTGGTGCCGCTCCTTCTCGTCGGGGGCCTCGCCTTTGCGCTCTGGCGCCTTCGCCGCTAGTCGCAGACACACTCGTCGTGGGGGCTCAAGCACTCGACGCAGAGGTCGAGGCGCACGACGTCGTCGACCTTCGGAAGACGTGCGATCCCGACCACGTCTGCACGGGGCCTCGCCAGCTCGACTTTGACCCACGAGGGCGCGAGGGCCTCCTCGAAGAAGGCGGCAAAGGGTCGGCGAACGGCTTCGAGCGAGGTCATGGGTCGTGATCCTAGACTCGCGAAAGCGCCTGCGCTACCGTCGACTCCATGAAAACTCATCGCCGTTCACGCCGTCGCCGAAAAAACCCCCTGGGTCCGCTCACGGGTCGACCCGTCCTCGCCGGCGTGCTGGCGTGGCTCACGGTCGGCGCGGTTGGCACGGCGGTGGCGGTTCCCTTGCTGACGTCCCGCGCAAAGCAGCTCCCGCCGACGCCCTCACAGACGGACTTGGCTCCCATCAAGGCGTTCGCGCAGTCGCTGCACACTGTCATCGTCGTCGGCCAAGTGGTCGGGGCGATTGCAGCATACCGTGCTGCGAAGGTCTGAGCTGACGTCGTGACGTACTGGAAGCTCGAGCGCCCGTCGAAGCGCAGCGGAAAGAAGTGGAAGGTCCGCGTGCCCACCAGCTCGGGGCGCGGCAAGACCGTGGCCTTCGGCGATGCGACGATGAGCGACTACACGATCCACAAGGACAAGGCTCGGCGTGAGCGATACCGCACACGCCACCAGCACGATCGCATCGACGATCCCTACGCCCCCGGCTTCTGGTCGTGGTGGTCCCTCTGGGGTGAGTCGAGCGACCTCGCCAAGGCGCACGCCGACGCCGTGAAGCGAGCGAAGAAGATTCTCGGTGTGAAAAAAGACACAGAAGGAAACGAAATGGCGACGAAAGAGCCCCGCAGGAACCCGAATCCGCCAGGAACACCCACCCCCACGATGGCCGAAGTCGCCGAGGTCATCACCGTCCTCGACGTGCCGAAGCACCTCCGCGCCGAGTTCTTGAAGGGCTTTGCGACTGAGTGGGAACACGCACACACGGTCGGCTACGACCACGTCATGGTCGGCAGCATCGTCCTCGACCACCTCGCCGAGGACGCCCACTACTACCGGAAGCTCCGACGAGCTCGTCTGAACCCTGCCGCCAGCGACACCGCCCCGTCGAACCGCGTGCAGGCGTGCTTCGACGCGCTGCTCTCCAACGTCCAAGAGCAGTACCCCTCGCTCTCTTGCACCATCGAAGTCGACGAAACCGCCGGCGAGCGTGACGGGAAGGCGTGTTCCCGCGCCTTCGCCTTCTGCGAGGACCACGGCGAGGGCGGGGCCTTCCGCATCGCCATCGCAGGGAAGCTGAACGACCCGGACATCGCCGACGACAGCCGGGTCGACGGCATCCTGCGGCACGAGCTGGCGCACGCCGTTCTGCTCCACGGTGGCGACATCGAGCACACCGAGCGGGACGCCGACGAGGTCGCCGAGGCCCTCTTCGGTTCGCCCATCTTCTACGACGAGGACGACGTCCAGACGACCGACCCGAGCGCCCCCGGCGCCCGCCGCCCGCGCCCCGAGTATCTGGACGATGAGAATGGGCGCACTCTGGACACCCCAAAAGCGAACCCCTACCCTACGGGCACTATGCACCAGCTCCACACGGTCGAAGACGTCGCTTCCTGCCTCGATGACTGCGCCGCCCAGGGCGACGCCAAGACCCCGCGCATGCTCGCGAGCCAGCTCTCGCAGCAGGCGAAGCAGGTCGCTGGTGCCCAGTCGCGCATGCTCCTCACCCTCGCGAAGGCCGCACGGCACTGCGCGGGCGCCATCGAGGCCCGCCTCGCCGGCGAAGTCGACCGTGCGATGGTGGGCGAGCGCATGTGCGAACGCGCCCTCGCCGACGCGCAGTCGCCCAGCCGCACGAACCCCGAGTGGGCGAAGAAGCTCGGCAGTGGCCTCTACAAGGGCACCCGCTACGCCGGCGAGACGGCCCGCGACCTCTACCAGGGCGCCCGCGAAGCGCACGCCACGCACGGCGCCGAGGCCCCCGCCGAGCGGAAGAACCCACGGCGCCCCCGCTTCGAGCAGTACGACTTCCGCGTGTCGAAGTCGTTCCTCCCCGCGTTGTTCAACGGTGACACGTCGGGTCTTTCCTCCGAGGACGAGGCCGCTCTTGATCGCTTTCTCGCGAGGGTGATGAAGCTGGGTCGTGGTCACTGGGCTGAGATCGAAGAGGACGCGGGCTTCGGCAAGGACGAGATCACGGGACTGGGCTCTGACCGCGCCCTCGTCGCTTGGATGACCGAGCGGAAGAACCCACGTCGGCGTGCGAGTGAATCCCGTAAGGCATGGGAAGCACGCGGCGCGGCCATCCCGGCGAGTGATCTTGTTGCCGCAGACGTATTCCGCACGCACGAGCAGCGCGCCCTTGCTCGGGCCACGCACACGCACCGCCTCCCCGACATCGGTCGCCTCACGATCACGCCCGACCCCAAGGGCGTCCGTGACCACGCCAGCGTCGAGGTGACGAAGGCGTTCGCCGACCAGTGGGACCACGGTGACGGACGCTCCTACCTTGCACAGGACGTCATGGACGCCGCTGAGAAGCACCGGGGCGACTCCAACTTCTACGCCGTCGCGCTCAAGTACCGAGGCCGGGAGTTCTCGAAGCTCTACCCCCGTGGCGCCGGGGTCTGACGTGGCGTCGACGTGGCTCGCTCCTCGAAAGCCCAAGCGACTTGAGCACACCACCTCGGTGGCGTGCCCCCGCAAGGGCCCGCTGCCTGTCGAGATCAGCTTGTTGATCTGCTCGAGGATGAACGAAGCCGCGCCCGAAAGGTGCGCGGCTTGTTCGTGCCGAAAGGCTCAGGTTTTCGCGAAGCAGATCGACGACCTCAAGATGACGTCGCACTTCGGTGCGCTCATGCGAGCCTCGGACCTCCCGTTGGCGTCGACGTCGACGGACTCTGCTCCAGAGCTGCAATAACCTGACGGCGCCCGTCCTCGATCCCCTTTCGGATCTGGTCGGGCTTCTGGTTGAAGTCGAAGCCGCTGCCCGTGGTCTGGATAGCGATGACCCGGTCGTCGTCGCGAGCGGAGACGTCGGCGGATTCCCACAGCGCAAGCGACGCCACGGCGAGGACGTAGTCCTTCAGCCCGTTGATACGGTCGACGGTCGGCTCGACCTGGCGGTAGAGGCACAGGCCCACCGTGGGCTCGTTCTTGTCGGCGAAGACGTCGAGGGCGAAGTTATCGGCGACGCCTCCGTCGCAGTAGAGGCGGTTTCCGGTGTCGGCTGACGGGATGGTCTGCGCCGCCGCGAGGAACGGGATGGCCGAGCTGGCCGGCAGCACCTCATCGAGCTTCACGAGGGGCGTCGCCCACGACGAAAACACGCGAGGCGTGCGGGTGTAGAGGTCCGACACCACGACGGCGAGCGGGATCGCGGCCTCGCCCATGCGGGTGTTTGCACCCCAGACCTTGCGGACGGTTTCCTTCATCACGTTCCAGTGGCAGAGCCCGTACCGCTGCCAAGCGAAGACAGACGTGTCGAGCACCTTGTTGCCCTGCAGCATGTCGACGAGGAGGTCTTCCATTTCCTTTCGTCCGATGCCGAAGGCGAGAGCGGCTGACGCCAAGGCGCCTGCCGACGTGCCGACGCATCCGAGCACCTCGGTGCGCTCGGCGAGGGCATAAAGCCCGCCGGCGAGCTCCTTGAGGTGCGCTGCACCGCCAGAGACGGCGACGTAGTTCTGGGGCTTCGAGAAGCTCCGCAGACGGGTGATGGAGGGGGCCACGGGGCCGAGGAAGGAGGGGCGGGCGGCGGGGCGTGAGGGCTTCATGCCCATAGCGTAGCGTGTTAGGGTCGCGCCATGAAGACTTGGCAGTGGCTTGCTCTCGGTGGCGCGGCGGCGTTCTTCCTCTTGCGAAGGGGTGGGGGCGCCGGCTCCCGAAGCATCACGAGCGGCAAAGACTTCTTCCAGCTCGCCCAGGGCGACCCGCGCTGGGCGTCCATGCTCGTGGGTTTCTCGACGAAGCCTGAGAGCTCAATGGCGAATGTGGGCTGCTTCTTCACGTCGCTCGTCGCCACGCGAAACATGCTCTTGGGCGGGTCGATGCTGCCTCCCGAAGCGATGCAGCTCGCGAAGCGTGCGGAAGCCTTCCAGAACGACCTGCTCATCCTGTCCAAGGCGGCTCAAGCCCTCGGCGTCTCAGCGCCTGAGAGCGAGCGCATCCGAGCAAACGAAGAACCCGTCGAGAAGCTCCGTGCGAAGGCCGATGACATCCTGCGTCGAAACGGCATCGTGATCTTCAACGTGGGTTACAACTCGACGGCTCCCCGTCACTTCCTCATCTGCAACCGGCGCAGCGCCAACGGCTATGAGTGCATGGACGTCGCGGGGACGAAGCCCCACTTCATGACGCTCGACCCCACGTCTCTCCAAGGCCAGCGCACCGCGTCGAAGCGATACATCGCCGTCGGCGTCGCCGGCGTCTTCAGGAAGTAGGTCGTCGTGCAAAAGTGGACCCCGAGCATCCGAGGTCAGCTCAACGACCTCCCTGGCTTCCCCGCCAGGCCGAACACGACGCCGCCGGCTGATGACCGCTGGGAGCTCGGTGAGTGGATCGACGAGTGCCACGTCAGGCCCGAGGTCGCCGACGCCGCCGCCCTGCCCCTCACAGGCAACGAGGACGGCGACGTTCGCATGAGCCGCGCCGACGAGGCGTGGTTCATCTGGGACGCGACGCTTTCGATCTGGAAGCCCGTGGGCGTCGCTGGCGGCGGTGTGACGAGCGTGACGGGCATCGCTCCGATCAACGTCACGGCGGGCGCGAACCCCGTCGTCAGCCACAACGCAAGCGGCGTCGTCGCGGGCACCTACGGCGACGCCGCCAACAGCGCCCGCGTGACGGTCGATGCGCGAGGGCACGTCACGGCGGCGACGCAGGTTCCGATCTCGATCACGGCTCCGATCGGGACGTTCGTCCTCGGCACCGGCCCGATCCAGACGATCTCCGCGAACACCGACCAGATCACGCCCGTCGCGCCGCTGCATCGCATCCAGACGAACGGCAGCAACAAGGCGCTGACGTCGACACCCCAGATCAACCTCCCCGGCGCGGTGCTCGGGCAGGTGCAGCTCGTCCAGAACGTCGACCCGTCGTTCCATGTCGACGTCGCACGCGGCGTCGCGCAGGGCTTGTCGTTGTCGAACGCCAACAAGCGGCTCGACCCCGGCGGCACGTTCATGTTCGTGTTCAACGGCACGCTCTGGGTCGAGGTCGTCCACACGCAAGGCACGACGACATGAACCTCGCACTCGCCGCAGCCCTCGTCTCCACCGTGATCGAGTACCCGCTCGCAAAGCGGTATCCAACGTCACCGCCCACGAACCTCGCCGTGCGAATGGCCGTCGCCGGCGGCATGACCCTCGTCGCCGTCCTCGTCGCACAAAAGATCCTCGCGTCCACGCCGAAAGGAACCCCATGAAGCCCTCCGTCACTGAGCTTGCCGCCGTCACCGCCGTCGGCCTCGCCCTCGCCTACGCCGCGAAGAAGACCTCGATCGCCGAGAAGGCCCCTCTGCTCGCGCCGGCGCTCCTCTACACGCTGGGCTTCTACATCGCGACAAAGCGCCCCGAGGGCGGCTACGGGCAGCTCTCCAAGTGAGGCTCTCCAAGAACTTCACCCTCGTCGAAATGACCCGCAGCGAGGCCGCGACTCGCGGTGGCTTCGACAACACGCCGCCGCCCGACGCCGTCGAGAACCTGCGGGCGCTCTGCGAGAAGGTCTTGCAGCCCCTCCGCGATGCGATGGGTCGACCGATGCGCGTCAACAGTGCGTACCGAGGCCCCGACGCGAACCGCGCTGTCGGCGGGAGTCGGACGAGCCAGCACATGACCGGCGAAGCCGCCGACATCGAGTTTGACGGCTTCGATAACACCCAGCTCGCGCAGAAGATCGTGGACATGAAGCTGCCTTTCGACCAGTTGATCTTGGAAGGACACAAGTTCGGTGACCCCAATAGCGGTTGGGTTCACGTCAGTCACAAGCGAGGCGGGCCGCAGAGGGGTCAGGTTTTGACTGCGACCTTCGTGCAAGGCAAAGTTACCTATACACAAGGCATATAATGCGATCTTCTGGTATTTACGCCATAGAGTGTGTTCACACCGGAGAACGCTACGTCGGCAGCGCCGTCAATGTTGCTAGACGATGGGAACGCCATCGTTGCGAGTTGAAGAAACGCAGGCACCATTCATGGAAACTTCAACGGGCATGGAACAAGCACGGAGAAGAAGCGTTTCGTTTTATCATTCTAGAAGCCGTAAATGAAAAAACTTCTCTACTACCCGCAGAGCAGCGACACCTAGACGAGAGCATCCGAGCAGGCAAGTCGCTGAACGTGTTGCCGACCGCAGGATCTCCGCTCGGCGCGAGGCAGACGCCCGAGTCCTGCGCCAAGAGAGCGCAAACCCTAAGGGGGCATTACGTCTCAGAAGAAACGAAGCTGAAAATAAGTACGAAAGCGAAGGGTAGAAAAGTCTCAGAAGAAACAAGAAAGCGCATGAGCGAAGCCAAGAAAAACGCAAAAAGATCTGAAAAAGCGATAAAAACACAGATGGTTCCGATCAAAAGATTGTGTCCTGAGAGCGGAGAAGTGGTTGAGTACCAATCCATAAAGTCAGTAAAAGCCCACGGTTTCACACCCTCTTGCGTGAGCGGGGTTTTAGCGGGGAGGCTTGCACATCATCGTGGGTTTTTATGGCAATATGCGACCGAAAAAAGAGGGTGGTCGTACCGACACACTCGTAAGACTGAAAAGGGTATTTCTGAATGAGCTACCACCAGCTTCCCGACAAGACCCCTCCCGGTTCCGACGTGGTCCGCGCCACCGTAGGCTTGCCTGGCTTCAACGTGGTCATCCCGGTGGCGTCGAAAGAGCGCCTCTACCTCGCCATCGGCCTGAGCGTGCTTGCCGGCGTGGCCGGCGGCACCCTCATCGCCCAGCTCCTCAAGCGGGCGTCGCGATGAGCGCGATGAGTTCCGTCGACCTGAACGCCGTGCTCGACACGATCCGCGACGCCATCTATCGGTGCAGGCCGCTGTCGGAGAAGGAGCGCGACGCCTTTATCGCCTACAGCAAGCTGCTGGAAAGACACCTCGACGCCATCGAGGACACCCAAGGCGCATCCACGGCGCATGTGCAGGCGCTACGCCTGCTGTTGGACGCCATCCCCGGCATCATGGTCTAGCCTTCACAGAACGAGTGGGTGTATGCTCGGGCCATGACCTCCTCCAAAGCCGCCGCCCGCACCGCCATCCGAAAGCTCGTGAAGGACACCCCCCGCATCTACGTCGCCAACCTGGCGGCGTACAACGCCGGTCGCCTGAAGGGGAAGTGGATCGAGCCGTCGACTGACGCCGACGAGCTGGCCGAACAGGTCGCCGAAGCCATCGGCGGGAACGTCGACCGCGATGAGTGGGCCTTTCACGACTACGACGCCTTCCCGAACATGGGCGAGACGCCCCCGCTCGAGGACGTCGCGGCGATGGCCGAGCTGCTCGAGGAGCACCCCTACGCCATCGTCCGCGCCGCCCAGAGCTTCGTCGACCGCGACGACGTCGACGCCCTGCGTGACTTCCTCGACGAGGGCTACGGCGTGTACGAGTCGCAGCGGGACTACGTCGAATCGTTCATCGACGACGCTGGCGGCGTGGTGAACGCGGTGCCGAAGAACATGCTCAACTTCTACTTCGACTACGACGCCTTCGGCCACGACCTCTCCATCGACGCCGATGAAGAGGACCGTGAGCGGTACGAGGGCATGAGCGACCGCGAGATCGGCGAGTCGGTCATCGACGACGTCTACGGCGACAAGATCCCGAAGGATCTGGCCGAGCGGTACTTCGACTACGACGCCTACGCCCGCAACGTCTTCATGGAGGTCGCCTCCGTCCGCACGCCCGAGGGCCTCGTCGTTTTCCACGCTCGGTGACGCTGTCGACGTAGACGGGGCGTGGTGCTAGGGTCGCGGCATGACCGGCACGACGGGCCCCGTCTTCATCGTTCCCTGCGGCAACGCGAAGCTCCCGCACGCTGCCCCAGCACGCGATCTCTACACGGGGGCGCAGTTCCGCTACGTCTTCCCGCTCGCCGATGCCGCAGCGAGGCGCACGGGCGGCGAGGTCTTCATCCTCTCGGCGCTGCACGGGCTCGTCGAGCCCGACCGCGTGCTTGAGCCCTACAACAAGAAGATGGGCGACCCCGGTAGCGTCCCTGTGTGGCGGCTCGCCGAGCAGGTACGCGAGCTGGGCCTCGCAGGGCGTGAGGTCTACGCCTTCCTCGCACGCCCCTACTACGAACGCCTTGAGTCCGCGCTCGCCGTCGAGGGCGGGCACGCCGTCGACGTCTTCGACGTACCGACAAAGACCGCACGGGGCGGGCGCATCCAGCTCGGCGAGCAGAAGACCGTCGCACGGGAGTTCCTCGAGGGTTTCGCCGCCCGTCCCGCCACCCGCGCCGCCGTGCCAGTGCGCCCCCGATGGCTCGAAGACGAGTACGCCTACCTCGACGAGCGGTTCGCACAGGCGATGGCGGGGTCGAAGCGGGACGAGCAGGTGCCTCTCCTCGCGCTCGTAACCGAGGGCGACGCGGGCGCGACGAACGTGGTCGCGAAGACCTCCGACGGGCGCCGCTGGCAGGCGTCGTTCGACACGCAGGGGGAAGCCCAGGCGGCGGCTGAGTCCCTCGACCTCGGCGCTCTGACTCGTCGTGCCCCCGAAGACCCGGTGCCTGAAGAGATCGAAGCCCTCGGAGACGAAGGCGTCGAGGCCGACATGGCGCAAGGCGACAGCGTGGGCGGTCTGCGGTGTGTCTACTTCGCGTCGGGCAGCAACCACCAAGGCGAGATCGAGGGGCTCTCGTCGATCGGCTTCAACGTCGGCGTGGCAGCATCCGAGGTGAAGTCGGCGGAAACCATCAAGGCGCTCACCGACCTCGCCGGGACAGGCGTCCGCGTGTTCGTTGACAGCGGAGCTTTCGGCGAGGTCGACTTCAACTTCCCCAACACCACGGGGCGCCCGAAGAAGAACCGGCGATCGAAGCGCCAGATCGAGCTGGGCATGGTCGCTACCACCCCGCCTGGCGGTCTTCCTTACCCGATGCGACCCATCGGCCCGCTGATCCTCGAGGAGATCACACCGGCTCAGTGGCGCATCCGTCTGGAAACCTACCGTGTCCTCGCTGAGGCACTCGGCGAGCAGGTCTATCTCGTCGCCCCGGACTGCGTCGGGCATCAAGACGAGACGCTCCGTCGCCTGCGAACCTACGCCTCCGAGGTCCGCGAGCTTCGCAAGCTCGGCGCAAACATCATCGTCGCGATGCAAAAGGCTGTCACCCTTGACGCCCAGCACCTCGACCCCGACGCTCCTGACATCCCGCTGGGTCGGCTCTCTCGTGAAGCCCTCGACGCCCGCATCGAAAGCATCCTCGGCTTCGACGACTTCGTGCGCGGTATGCCCATGCGGAACCGCACGACCACCCCTGACGAGGTCGTCGCGTTCCTGAAAGCACGCCCTCACGTCAAGCGCATCCACCTGCTCGGCTTCGGCCCTGCGTCACGGGGCTACATCGGCACCCTGAAGAAGCTCGGTGAGGTTCGCCCTGACCTCGACCTCACTTGTGACAGCGTGCTGCTCGTCGCCCACAAGGGCACGACGAACGGCCCAGGCGGCGGGCCCCGACGCCTCACGAAGGCCGAGGATGAATACTGGTACGACGAGCTGGGGCCCGAGTCCTTTGCCGACGATACGGGCATCGGGGACTACACCGAAGCGATCTCCGAGGTCGCCTCATGGCTCTACCGCAGCGCCCGCGAGCAGCTCGCTGACCGCTGGCTGCTCGACAACGTGCAGCGCCGCGCTTGGTTGAAAGACCCCGAGAGCTGGTTGCAGCGGCACTACCGAGACGACCCCGAGCGCCCCAAGCACTACGAGCTGCCCCAGATCGCAGCCGACCTCGACCGAGCATGGGCCGACCACAACTTCCGCGAGAAGGTCGCCCAGCGCAAGCGGACGGGCATCCAGCGGGCCTTCGGACCCGGCTCTGGTTTTGCCTTCGGCGGGGGCGAGGACGTCGACGAAGGCTAGGCGCGGTGCTAGGGTCGCGAGCATGAACACGCTCGTCCAGATCACCTACGGCGTCCGCAAGCACCCTGACCACGACGGCTGGCTCCCCGTCGTCACCGAGCACGTTGAGGGCAGCAAGCCGCACGTCAGCGCCCCGTGGGGCCGGCCCCTCGACGAGGACCACGCCCTCTTTCTGGCGAAGGACACCGCCGAGAACTGGGCGTCGCGGTACAGCGGCGACTTCACGGTGGTCGTGTCCGAGGCAGCCCCCGAGGCAGCCCCCGAGCGCGGGCCCCGTCGAAACCCCCTCACGCTCGTCGAAGAGCTGGACGCCCTCGCGGCGAGGTTCGCCGACCTCGACGAGGACGAGCTCATCGAGACGAACATTCACAGCGCCTTGAGTCCAATCCTACAACGCCACCTGGGTTACTCGCTCGGCCCGTCGGCTGACTGGGTGAACCCGACGTGGGAACTCGGCGGCGACCTCTATCTCTTTGAGAACGATGCCGATGGCGAGTACGTCGTCCTGCGACGTGACGCTGATTCCGACGAGATCGAAATGGTCAAGGAGATACGCGACCTTGACGCCCTGCGCCGGTACTTCCGCATGCGCCGAAACCCCCGCCGCAAGGCACCCCCGCCGTCGCCGCCCCCGCCGTCGCACACCTTCGCGCTCGAAGCCTCGGCGGTGCAGCAGGGCCTCTTCGCGCCGTCGTCCTACGAGGCGAAGCCGAAGAAGCGTACCGTCGAACCCATGTTCGTCGACGAGCGTCAGGTCGACTTGTTCGCGCCGCCGCCCCCTCCGGCGAAGAAGAACCCGCGTCACGCGCCCCCTCGGCGGCGCCGATGAAACGCCTCCGCGAAAACAAGGCCAGTCAGAGCTTCATCCGTCGCACGCCCTCCCGCGACGGCTCGAAGCGTCGCTTCCGGTACACCTACGACCCCGACCTCGCCACGCGAGTGAACGTGAAGGCGAAGGTCAAGGAAAAACTCCGCATCCCGCACGCCGGCTCCCCCGGCCACTACGAGGTGGTCGCTCGCCTCGCTCCCAACGTCGTCGGCGTCATCCACGACGAAACCAAGCACGCGATGGCGATCTCCGACCTCGCCTTGCGCGAGCTCGCCCGAGACGTCTACCGCCCCGCCAAAGACGCCACTCCCTCCGAAGACGTCCGCTACCGCCACGAGCGTGAGGACGCCCTCCCCCGCTCCCGCGACGACGCCTATCAAGCCATCATCGAAGCGTCGGGCATCAAAGACCACGACTTCGCCCGCGCCGACGCCGCCTATCGCAAGTGGAAGGCGGGCAAGGGCAAGCGCCGGGTCAAGCCCCCGCCCCTCACGGGTGGCCAGCTCGACGCCTTCGAGGGCGACCGCAGAGGACGCCACTTCACGTCCCTCTTGGAAGCCTTCGAGCACGCGACGCGAGGGGCCCGCACTTGGCGCGACCTCGAGCCGGCGCTCGCCCTCCTGCGTGACGTCCCCGGCTTCCGAAAAGCACGCTTCCCCGACGAGGTCTACGAGCGGCACAACCGCCACGAGGCCGAGCTGGAAGAGCAGGGCTACACGATCGACGTCGACCTCTACGGTGTCACCATGACGCCCGACATGGACGTGAACGAGGCCGTGTTCCTCGCCTCGACGATGGACCCGCCGCGCCTCTGGGAGCCCCTCTCCGAGGAAGACGTGGCGCGGGCCGCTCGTGAGGAAGAGGGCATGTACGAGGAAGAAGACGCATGGACGTGAAGATCGCGGGCCTCTTCGCCGGCATCGGCGGGCTTGACTCTGGCGTTGCTGAAGGACTCGAAGACCAAGGCTTCGACGTCGAACACGTCGCCCTCGTCGAGCGCGAGCCCTTCCCTCGGCGCGTCCTCGCGGCGCGCTTCCCCGGCGTGCCCGTCTTCGATGATGTTCGCGAGGTACACGGCGACGACCTCGACGACGTCGACGTCCTCGTCGGGGGTTTTCCTTGTCAGGACGTAAGCGGGGCCAAGAAGGACGCCGAGGGGCTCGCCGGCAAGCGCAGCGGCCTGTGGAGCGAGCAGATCCGCATCATCCGTGAAGCACGCCCCCTCTTCGCCGTCGTCGAGAACGTCGAGGCGCTCCTGCGTCGCGGCCTGTGGAAGGTGCTCGCCGACCTCTCCGAGGCTGGCTACGTCGCTCAGTACGACGTCCTCACCGCGCATGCCGTCGGAGCCCCGCACCAGCGCGAGCGTGTCTTCGTGCTCGCCCAGCGGCTCGACGTCTTCGCCTACCTCGGCGGGCGCCTGGCGCGCTTCCAGCCGCATGACACGGGCTCGTGGGCGTCGGCGTGGCCCTACCCGTGGGCCGACGCTCGTGCGCCCGTCGTGGCCCCGGTGAAGGCACTCGGCAACGCCGTCGTGCCAGCGATGGCGGCGGTCGTGGGTCGGGGCATCGGCGCCCTGCTCACGCAGGACGAGAGCGCGACGGTCGCCTGCCCACACGGCTCGGGGCGCCCGCTCGATCAGAACGCCCGCATGCCCAGGGCGGGGTGCGTGGGCGCCGACGGGTTGTTGCACGCTCTGCCGTCGGTGACGAAGCGTGCGACGGCGCGTGGAGGCTTCGACGAGCTCGAGCTGACCGGGACACGCGAGGACCGCACCCGCGAGCTGGCGGCGCGCATCGCGGCGCGGCGCCTGCCGACGCCGACGGCGACCGACTGGAAGGGCGGCGGGGTCGGGGGCGCGTGGCACCGCAACCTGAAGCAGGGCCTCGGCGGTATGCCCTCGCCGGCCTTCCTCGAGTGGGTGATGGGCTTCCCTATCGGGTGGACGGACGTCTAGTCCTCGGGGTCCGAGAACGCGGCGGCGACGGCGCTCAGGATCAACACGCCAGCGAACACCAGACCGATGACGATGCCGACGCCGGTCATCGGGCGCCCCCGTCCTCGTAGGACGTCACGTCCGCGCTTCCACGCGCCCCACCCTCCGCACGAGCACGGATGGGCGCGTGGAGGCGTAGGCGCCGCAGGACGCACTCTTCGCGCTCCTCGGGGCTCCGCATCGCGGCGTACTCGCGAGCCCAGCCCAGGCCGAGCTGGGCTTCGAGCAGGCGCGCCGTCGAGGGCGGGATCGTGCCTTCGGCGGCGTCGGTGACGAGCCGCTCAAGCAGGGCGAGCAGAAACTTCCGGTCGGGGGTGAGCCAGTTCATGTGTTCTCCTGCGCCGCGACATACGCCGCGATGCGCCGTCCGATCCATCGCATGACGGGCACGGCCATGCTGTTGCCGAGAGCCTTGTACCGTGGGCCGTCGGGGCAGTCGACCGCCGGCTTGCCCTTCCACGGGATGAGCGTCCAGTCGTCGGGGAAGCCCTGCAGCCGCTCACATTCTCGCGGCGTCAGGCGACGCACGACCATGCGTGGGTGTGCGCCCGCGAGTACGGCGGGCGAAGTGGCGAGCGGGGTTTCCGGTCCTTCGTCCCCCGGCGCGTAGCCGAGCTGGTCGGCGTCGGGGTAGCAGTAGGCGGGCGGGTCGTCGGCGGCGCCCTCTTTGACGACGTGCGGCACGACGTGCGGCACGCCGTGCGGCACGACGTTGCGCGTGCGGAAGTTGTGGCTCCCTTCCTGCGTGTACGTCTTCGCCTCGTTCGACGTGAGCGGGTCGGCGACCTCTTGCGGCCACGGGAAGCTGCCCTGCGCCGGCTCACGCGACGGCGCGACGACGCCAAGCTGACCCCCGCCATTGTGGTTGAGCGTGCCGATGATCTCGTGCGTGATCTCAGGAACAACGCCGGCTCTCATTCCTCGCTCGGGTCGTCCTGCTCCTCGTCCTCGTCCGCGCCCACGTCCGTGTTCGCCACCACGCTCCTCAACGCCGACTCCAGAAGCGGCGGCAGGGTTTTGCCGCGCTTCGCGGCTCGGCGCAGAATCCCGGCGCACGCCTTCCCACTCAAGAAGTACCTGCGAGGGATCGAACCCGTCTCGAGCACTTGAGACAACGAACACACGCTGGCGTCGTTGGGCCAAGCCGTGGTATTGGGCGTCTTGGACCCGCCACGCGATTGCTCTTTGGGGTCCAAGCACAACACCAGCGTGCGTCCATTTTCCCCCTGGCGGTTCCAACGGCACATCTTCGCCGGAAAGACCTCCGATAAGATTTCCGAATGCGTTGGTTTTGTCGGAGAAGATTCCAAGCACGTTTTCGTATACGCAAATGACAGGGGGTTTTCCCGATCGAAGTCGTAGTCGGTCGGCATGGTCGATGATCCTTGCGTATGTGAGTGTCAGATTGCCACGCTCGTCGTCGAGGCCCTTGCGAAGCCCCGCGATAGAAAAACTCTGACAAGGAGGCCCGCCGACAATGATGTCGGCCTCCTCAAAAACTCTTTCCGGCCAGCGCAGGAACTCGCTGATGTCCCCGTAGTTCGGAACTTGAGGGTGACGGTAGGCGAGAACTGCCGAAGGAAACGCCTCTATTTCAGCAACCCCGACGCACTCAAAACCAAGCGGGTGCCAAGCAGCAGACGCGGCTTCTATTCCGCTGCACAACGACAAGAACTTCATCTGAACCCCATGTATTTCATGGCGGCATCGCGCCATTCAGGATCGTCCCACCCGCCTAAACGAATGTTGCAGCGATGGCAGAGTAGTCCACGGACCTTGCCGGTTTCGTGAGAGTGATCGATGTGGAACTTGATCAGATTGACGGCGCAGATGGCGCAACAACCGTTTTGATCCGCCAGCATGCTCTGGACGATCGCCGGCGTGATGCCGTAACGAGTCTTCACCTGCCATTTGCGCTTCTGTTCAGGGCTGTAGTTACGAACCCGACTTTCTCGCTGCTTCTGATTCGCGCAGAGTTTGCAGTAAGAATGACGACCCAGCGGCCCGCTCGGCTGGCGGTGAAAATCATCTAATGGTTTTGTTTTTCGACACACCGGGCAGGTTTTGCTCACAGTCCGCTCCACACGAAGACGCACCGTAGGTGAAGAGCACAGGAGAGGAAATCGCAGCCGACGGCCTCCCAGCCGAGAGGCTCCCACGCGACCGACGCAGCCTCGATGCCTGAACAGACGGAGAGATACTTCACCGATACCTCGTGAGGCGCCCCTCGGCGTCCTCGGCGGCACGCAGCATGTCAGCGGCGTGGTGGAACAAAAGGGCGGCGCCGTGGGCGTCGTCGCACGTCT